GTTGATTCAAATGCGCGATTGAAAAACGCAATGAGCGGTGTTGTATCCAGGTCAATATCATGGTTGATTTTCTGGGGTGCGGCGTGGTGACGGTGATGCATAGAATTCCAGACGGATGAACTTGTCCCACCACTAAATCCCATCGTAAATGTTTGGATGGCGCGGTCAATCCGCTTGTTACCTGTAAAACTGATGTGGCCACATTCGTGCTGGACCCAGCCACAGCGGGTCTTAAATGCGATGAACGAGAGAATGGACGCATAAATATTATAGGACGCAAGCCACGTCCCCATCCCGAAATAAAATGCGATTTCAAGAAGGCGAAAATACACGTGGATATAATCCGGTTCAAATAAGCCTTGCGCGACGAACTTCTCGCGCATCTCTCGGAAATCGGCGGTCATTGCCTTCTGGTGTTCGGTCAATTCGTCTTCGGGTGCGACACGCGGCGGCGCACTTTCCGGATATGTCGGCAATGATTGAAGCACTTTATTCACCCGGTCGGATGACCGATAATGAAACTCGCGGAACACCTCGGTCGCATCGGCGGTATTTTTAACGTAGTTGATGATACTTCCGCCTGGATGTTTGAAATCGGTGATGTCGTAGGTCGTCCCGTCGATGGTGATAGTGTCGCGGGGGTCTGCGTGATCGTCATTGTCATTCGTCATTTGATTTTATATGTAGTATTAGATATATGTTTATATAGATTAAATTGAAATGGTTTTATGATTCTTTACGAGACTCATAAAACATTCGTCGTTATGTCTGCTTCTGCTGTCGCTCCCGAATCCGTCACCGTTCATCTGGAACGCGCTCCACCCGCATCCGCGTCCGGTGAAGAATATTGGCCTCTCACTCTTGACGCCGTGAGAGATTGCGACCTATCATATTTCAACGACGAACACTCCGCCGATATGGTGCGTGATGGAATGCGCGCGATTGTTCGCGTTGGCGAATTACCTGAAATAAAGACCAAGGAAATCAACGTCTGGAAATATCTCTCGGAGTATAGCCCTCCAGAGGGCCGCGGATTTATGTTCAGTGCCGGCGACAGCAAAATTGTGTCGTTGATCTACGAACATATGGAGACCGGTCATTCAGGATACTCGATGGGCTGGACAATGCGTAATATTGAGTTCATTGCGAAGAACGGAGTTCCGGCACACCGAAGGGCGTTTCTAAACCGCAATAAATAGGCAACGTATCCACATTCATAAAAATATGGGTATTCACTCCCGCCTTCAAGAACTTCGCCGACATTGTGGCGTGTTTCTTATATTTTTTATATGTGATTTTATACCCATCAAACAACGGATTATGTATTTCTGTGGACGGGACATGGTTATGGACCGACCGCGAAATCATCTTATACAGTTTAAAATCGGGATACCGCTCCTGACCATTGGATTTGTAGAGAATATTCCGGCCCTTGTCATCCATCGTCCACTTGACAACCAATTTAATAATGGGGTCGGATTTACACAGTTTTTCTACTTTACGCAGGTCATAAATGAAATAGTCAAAGAGAGCGCATGCGAAACGGCACAAATCAAAACTGAAATTCGGTTCTACAGTGGGTTTATCTGGGTTATAATAGGGCGGGAAGTTGTATTGCGTAGCTGCGTCGCCTTTGGGATGGAAGCTGTCGCTACAGATGAGTTCACTCCGGAATTTGTATATCGCGCGTCCGAAATCAATGATTTTGAAGATACGGCCATAGGTGGGAACCTTATAATACTGGCCTTCGTAGAGATAGTATAGGAATTCTTCTTTCGTTTCAATAAACATCACATTGTTTGTATGAAGGTCATTGTGTGTAAACGCGAACATTTTCTGATAAATAACGAGCGTCATTATCACCTGGAATAAAATAGACGTCCATTCTTCTTTTGTCAATTCGTCGGTCATCATTATATGGTCTAGTGTGCTTACACACTTTTCAAGGAGAATTGCTTGGATGGGAAAGTCTTTGATTTTCACGATGATTTGTTCGTCGTCGCTGTCATAACTTCCGCTTTCGCTGTCGCTGTCGCTGTCGCTGCCGTATGAAGAGTTGTCGTCACCCGCTTTTTCAGCATCGTGTGGTTGACTCTCTCCGTGGCCATCGTGTTCGTCATCGCCACTGTCCTCCTCGCCGCTGTGATCGCCCTCGCCGCTGTCATCGCCGTCTTCCTCGTCACTTACCGTAGTATACGACGAATTTGACTGTGACGAATCACTATCGTCGTCGTCGTTGTCGTCACGGTCTCTTGTCTGATTTTTAGGCATCAACGACGACGTCGTATCATCGGCGAGTTCTTCCACATTTAAATCTACGACCTCTACGGATGTATCTCCAATGATACACTCGGCATCCACGACCGGCGGCGCGGCATATTGTTCCACCACCATTGCTTCATTATCCGGCACATTTTCAAGAATATGGATTCGGTTTTTGATATTCGGGAAATCCTCCGGTTGGATATAGCTATTGCCCCCAGTCGCGCCAATCATCGGTTTCATCTTGTTGCGGATTTTCATCAACTTGTTTATATTGATATCCGAGAGGCCGCCGCCGCCGCCGCCGCCCGGTTCATCATCGCCAAACTGCGAATAATCAATCGTGAAGAGCTCGTTCTCGTATTTATTGAAAAACGAGCATCCAACCAGATAATCAATATCGTCAAACACATTGGTGGAAAATTCGCGTTGTCTACACAAATAACTCCCATAATAATCTACACCGTGGACGATTCCGTGTTCGTGAAGTGTACGACTCGTCAGATAGGAGAAAAACCCGTCAACATACGACGAATTATTAATATTGAGTATTTTATCATCACATGTTTCGGGTGTAGAATTGTATTTGGGAAGTGCGTGCGTTTTGTTACCCGGTTGTGTATCATATTTACCCGATAAATATCGTATAGGGTCAAGAAGCGGTGAATATTTCACAAAGATTGGGACGTTATTGGTATTTCCGTTGTCGTCAACTATAATCGTTTCTAAATGGTTTAGGGAATGACTGCTGCGGTCGTATTGGTCGGTGTAGCCATTATTGTCGCGATTATTGTCGTCAATGATTTGCGTCGGGTGTGCGATGACATTCTGTAAATAATACCGTTGATTCAATTGGATTCCGTTATAGTTGCTTTCATTGACATCAAAAAATCGCGAATATATCGGTATATAATTTTGAATATCATACAATAATGCGGACTCTATCGTATTCGGTGTATATTTGTGTTTACGGTAATGAATCTGAAACGCCGATGCCGATGCCGATGCCGCCGATGACCCATTGTCTGTCATTGTTCCTAAATGTATAGTTAGATTGATATGATTGATAACTAGAAGTTTAATATTGATTTTAAACGGGCGCATCGGATTCCATTCCATTCCATTCCATTCCATTCGTAAAAATGTTATAAAAATAATATATGCCATTTTTATTACTACAATGAATTTGGAACTCGCGAAGTTTGAGATGAAGGCCATCAGTTTTCGCCCTGATGAAAACAAGGGCCCAGTTATCGTTCTCATTGGACGTCGTGATACCGGTAAAAGTTTCCTCGTTCAGGACTTGATGTTTCATCATCAGGATATCCCCATCGGGACTGTCATCTCCGGGACAGAAGCAGGAAACGGTTTCTTCGCAGCACATGTCCCAAAACTGTTCATCCATGACGCTTATAATACGGCCATCATTGAGAATATTCTCAAGCGCCAAAAGGCTGTCTTAAAGCAGGTCAAAAAGGAACAGGATATGTATAAGAAGTCGTCCATTGACCCCCGTACATTTGTCGTTTTGGATGATTGTTTGTATGATAACAAATGGACGAAGGATGTGATGATGAGGCTCCTTTTCATGAACGGGCGCCATTGGAAGATAATGTTAGTCATCACAATGCAATATCCCCTTGGTATCCCTCCAAATCTCCGCACGAATATCGACTACGTTTTTATCCTCCGTGAACCATATATTGCGAATCGTAAGCGAATCTACGATAATTATGCGGGTATGTTCCCCACTTTTGAGAGCTTTTGTCAGGTGATGGACCAGTGTACCGAGAATTATGAGTGTCTCGTCATCAATAATAACGCGAAATCCAACAAACTACAAGACCAAATCTTCTGGTATAAGGCACAACAGCACGGGCCATTCAAGCTCGGCAGTAAGGAATTCTGGGAAATCTCCAAGAATCTCGGTTCTGACGACGAAGGAGAGCAGTCGTATGACCCTAATGCTGCGAAAAATAGCAAGGGACCGAAGATTAATGTGAAGAAGAGTAAGTGGTGATGGAAAGTTGCTTTACATTTGGGTGTAGCGGTATTTGATGATAATCTTGCTTTAGTCTATCCTAAATGATGATTCTAATATTAGAATTTTATAATCAAGTTGCACACTTTTTCGGAGGAGGAGGATAGAGAAATTAGCATTTTAACACGATTTCTTGCTTTTTTTGAATAAAAGTGGCCATCACTTTCATAAATATTGATTGTTTTTATGAAAGCAACTGCCGGTATATCAGTTGCTTTAATAAATCCACTTTTTGATTATAAAAGCAACATTAACCGCCGGTTTATCCGATTCAACACATCAGACAAATCAAACCTTGGTTCATTCGGATTGTAACGTATTATTGCGTAACCCTGATTCTTGATGAAGTCCTCTCTCGCCTCCTCCTCCGCCAGAGACCTGTCGCTATGTCCATATTCATCGCATTCCACGACAATCAAATCGTTCGTGAAGCACAAATCCACAAAATAATGACCAATTCGGAACTGACGCGACATAGCGCGTAAACCGCGATACGCATTTTCAATAAATCCGATAGTCTGTCCTTCAATACACATCGGAAATCTGACAACATGTACTTGTTGTGATGCGGCAACAATGTATTTGTTTCTGAAATTAAATGAGTTCTTGAAGAGTTCAAACGCTTCTTCCGTCAGCATATAGACAATTCGGTTTTGTCCGCCATTCTGTTTTTTTGTTTCATTGACTACTTTCAGTTGTGACCTTGTATAATGGATATTCTCTCGGTAGTTCCTTTCCAAGTGTCTTATTAAATTGTATTTTGATGTCTGAAAACAAGACAACGACTCATCCAAATCACGCGTGAATTCCGGCATAATGTAAAAACGTATCTTCCACTTATTCATCTATAGTTCAGTTCAATTTTATTTTACAATTAATATTACAATCTTGCTTGTATTAAACTTGATTGCGTATCTTAAAACAACTTAAAGACATCCGTATATACATAGTATAACATACGCTCATAACGATGTCCTCCGCTTCTTCTGCCGGCGCCGCCTCTTCTGAAACCCTCAACATTGTTGAACTCATCGAAAAAAATCCAATTATAAGGTTGTCTCAAAAATATAACAATCTTCTTCTTGCGAAACTTCAAGAAACCTTTAATACATTCGAACAGCAATTGTTTGTTGCTAGTTTTTATTGTTATCTCAATTATGATAAGAATACTGACTTTGTTGTTGACTTGGATAATGTCTGGAAATGGTTGGGATTCACGCAAAAGGTAACCGCAAAAACAATGATTGAATCCAACTTCAAAATTGACGTTGATTATAAAATTGTCGCTTCAGATGATAGCGACGAAGACCAACTACCTCATTCACCAAACAAATCAGGTTCCGACAAACCCAAAAAACACGGCGGCCATAACAAGCAAACCATCAAACTCACCATCCGATGCTTCAAACTTCTCTGCCTTAAAGCCCAGACCAAGAAAGCCGGTGAAATCCACGAGTACTATATGAAAATGGAAGAAACATTGCATCAAATCCTTGACACCGAGACCAGCGAACTCCGCGCGCAGCTCGAACAATCGTCTGCTATGCTCGAACAATCCGCCATTACCCTCAACCAAGCCACCATCACCCTCACCCAAGAAAAGAAACGCGCAATTCAAGAAACCCTTATCAAACAGTTCCCAGTTAACACGGAATGTATTTACTTCGGCACCATCGACAACACCAACGCCGACAACGAGAAACTCATCAAGTTTGGCCATACCAATAACCTCGCCACCCGCGTCTCAGACCATCATAAGAAATACACGAACTTCATCCTCGCCGCAGCATTTAGAGTCCATAACAAAGTCGAAATTGAGAACTACATCAAAGACCACCCAAAAATCAAGCGTCAACTTCGCACTATTGAAGTCGCCGGTAAAAACAAAACCGAAATCATCGCATATGATAGCACCAATTTCACAATTGACCGCTTGACAAAACATATCGAAGGCATCATTCACGCACGAATGTACAATGTGGAAAATTTTAACCGTCTCCTTCAACGCAATCAAGAATTAGAGGCCGAGAACGCAAAACTCGTCAGCGACCTCGAACAAAAGAACAAGGCCATCCACGATCTCACTCTAGCAAACAATGAACTCCGCGAGAAGACCGCGCAACAGTCACAGGCGCTTCAAGTCGTCGCTACTGAGAATGAATCCCCCTTCACTGAACACGTTCTTCTTCCCGACGATGAAATGACGCAGAAATTCAATCAGTTCGTCGCAACCTGCTGTATTGTGCGCCCCGATGTGGAAGAGGAATCCGTAAACCTTGAAGGACGTTTTCGTCTTTGGTCGCACACGAAACCAGCGAAAGAAACCTTCCACGCATTGAAACATTATATGGACGTGAAATTCAAACCCAAGCGCATCGGCCGTATTCACGGTTATCAAGGTATTAAATTGAAGACGGTGGAATACAAGAAGGTCATCGCAACCGAGGCCGAAAACCCAGCCCAATTCAGTGTGGAAACCTTTATTTTTCAGTGCTGCCAATTCTCCGACCGTGGCAAAATCCTCAATTCAACACTCCTGAAAGAGTATCAGCAATGGAAAATCTCCGTTGGACAGACACCCGGTGAAACCGATTTGAAGAACCTGAAGACGTATTTAAATTCGTGTCCTAACGCATTGAAAGCGACGATTTGGTTTGAAACGACGGCAAATGAGGGGTATTACGGTCTCTCTCTGAAAGAGAGTTATTATTCCCTCAAACAAAACGCGGTCCAAGAACAAGGCGGAAATCCAATCATCGGCGTCCAACTTTCAACCACAGGCAAGAAGGTAGAAAAGCGGTTGGTAAATTCAAACCAAATCCTCAAAACGTGGAATACGATTGCGAAAGCCGCAGCCGAAGAAGGATTTTCCACCGCCAAAATGAGCCGCAGTGTCAAAGACAAAACAGTCTATTACAATCAGTAATAATAATCAACATTTTTGTGGGTCAGTATAATTCAAATACTTATTCCTGTGCGCCCGTCAGTCGCGACAACCCGTGGTCGCTATTCTTATCCATCACGACATCCTCACTCTCAAACAGCTCCTTGCGCATCTCTTCCACGGTCATAGACACAGACGCGGACTCATCACCTGCGTTCCAAATACCGCCGCCAACACCCTCGCCCGCACTCGCACTCGCTGCGCCCGCACTCGCTCCGCTCGTGCCGTCCTTCGGCTTCGCATCCACCAACGTCTCGCCATCCTTCGCCAACATCTGCGTCAACTTATTCCCGCTCTCCTTCGCCAACTTGATATTCTCCTGAATCGCCTTCGTCTTCGTCTCCTTGACACGCTTGTCAAACTCGTTCTTGGCCTGCTCCTCGTTCTTCTTCTTCTCCGCCATCAACTGGTTCAAAGTTTCCTCCATATACTCAACACGACCAGTCTTATACGCGTCGGGATGAAACGGCACCCACAAACCGACAGGTCCGACAAATACGTCGTGGTTCGGGTCCACCTCACGCAACATCTGGCAGCGCAACTCGGCCTCCTTCTGTGAACCAAATACCCCGCGCACCTTCAAACCACGCACACTCGTCTGGAAATTGTGCTTCTCATTGAATTCGGTATCAAGATCGTCCTCATGCTTGTCCAAAAATGTCTTGTACTCGTCATAGATATTCGTCTTCTGAAGCGTTTCCTTCTCTTCTTTAGCAAACTCCTGAAAGTCCGCCGTCAATTTATCAAAATTCACGTGGTGTTTAAATGAGACGAAATTAAGAAACTGGACAAACTTCTCCATTGACTTTTGATAGTCCCAATAATGAAGGAACTTCTCAAAGAAGAAATGTTCCTTCTGCTTCAAAATGTGTTCTGGTGACACGAAGGAGAGACACGCGAACTTCTGTCCCGCGATGGGCTTGTCTTCCTCTAACAAATCAATATATTTAGGATTGACAACACCGGTATTCGTATGCTTGAGTTCAACGCCGGAAGGAGCAGACATAGCGAAATGGAATGGAGCGAAATGAAATGGAGCCGAATGAAATGGAGCCGAATGAAATGGAGCGGAATGAAATGGAGCGAAATGGAATAATGGAATGTATAATATACTACATTATAGTTGTTTAAGTGATTTAACGCACAAGTGTTGTAAATATTAATTTCTTAATGTTATTTATAATAAATAATCAAAATGTCTGGAGTTTTTGATTTAGGCGAACTCGTGAAGAGAACCATTAAATATTTAGTGGAGGGTATTATGGTGGCTATCGCCGCTTACGCCATTCCCAAGCGCAGTTTGTCGTTTGATGAGGTCGCATTGATTGCCCTCACTGCCGCCGCCACCTTCAGCATCTTGGACACATATGTTCCCAGTTTGGCTGTTTCCGCCAGGACTGGTGCTGGCTTCGGTATCGGCGCCAACCTCGTCGGCTTCCCTACCCCTCTCCGCGTCTAAATACAACGCGTGATTCCGGATTCCATTCCATTCCATTCCATTCCATTCCATTATCTCATCCCCTGTAATATATGCTTCAACTAGTATATATTACAACAATGATTGTTTTACCAAAACTAAATGAACTTCGTTCGTGGGTCGGATTCCCCCCGCCAAAAAAAGAAAGCGGAGCCGTCACCGAACTGCGTGAACGGTTCAATGCGTATCATTATCATATCGTGGAACGCGACCCCGACCGTTTCCGTATTTTAGTGGCTTTAGCCATTGTTTATATTATTGTTCTCCTCGTCCAACCCACGCGGTATTATTGGTGGTATCCGTCGTTCAATCTCACACTACCCGGGTTCGGTAAGGCATTCCCAGACGGCCGCGCAGAAATCCACACCGTCGTCACCGAATATATTATGAAGCGAATGCCGAGTGATGTCGCATTCTTCCGGCTTACGGATATGAACCCCGCCGCAGCGTTTAGCCCGATTATTACACCAGACGAAATGTCCGTCGCGGAAATGGACGGGATTATGACAAACACCCGCGTCATCTTCATAACCAAAATGCTGAAATGGTTCTATAATCGTGCCCGTCCCGCACAAATCGCACCAGAACTCATCAATGAAGCGAATGGAACGCTCTTACGGTCAGACTCCGCGGCAACACCCGCATACCCATCGGGGCACGCAATTCAGACCTATTATTTAGCGAAAATACTCGCGCGGAAATTTCCCGCCAAAACCCAGGCGATAATGGAAGTCGCTACCAAGTGTGCGAATATCCGCATTATGGCAGGGCATCATTACCCGAGCGACCGCGATTTTGCGTGGTGGGTCGTAGACCGGTATTTGACGGACACATAGCGCCAAGGTAGTGTCTACATATGCATTCGCATCGTCGTCGTCGTCGGCTTCGGTGGCGGCTTTTTAACAAGGTCCGTCATCAATTTCTCGTAATTTACGTCCTTTTTCTCTATATCACTATAACCCGCGCGCTGGATTACACACACCGGAGTAATAAGATACCATCGGTCAGCGCGTTGGAGCTGTTTCCAATACGCGTCGCACGCATATACTGACGCGTTTCCCGGGTTCACAATGAGCCCCGCGAGCCCTTCTTCAAAATTACGCAGTAACGTGTCATAATACCGACTACACACTAAATAACACCCCGTTGTCTGGCAATTCGCCACCCGAAAACAGTCGGGCGCTTCTATTTTAAATGGCGGATAATTATTCCCCGAAAATAATACGACGTCCCATTCATCACGAAACCGCGAGAGAAAGGACGATACTTGATGAACTAGAACTTCAGGGTGAATAAGCAACGCATCATCTTCAAAAATGAGAACATGGTCCCACCCATTATTCTTGGCAATCTGAATACATTCAATATGGCTTTTAGTGCATCCAATCGCACCGTTCTTATCATCACGAATGGCCGAAAAACGGGCAACCGGAACAAAAGTGAAGTCCCCGGGATAATGTCCGCGGAGTTCTTCAAACTGCTTTTCAAATAATTCGCGACGGTCAAACCGCGAATCCAGATTGATGTAAATCGCGTGCTTTATATCGGAAAACTTACGAAGCATTGTAATGTATATAGTGAGTATTATTTCGTTTTTATATAATATTTATTTCATAGGTATAGCGTAGTGTAGAATGATAAACATAACATTTAGTTCTTGTTTGTATCGTATGAAAAACCGACACGGATATGAAAAACATCTGAATTGGTTTCGCGATTTTATTGGGGTCGTGAACCAGTTTTATCTAGTTATCTATACCGGTGAAAGTGAATACAACGTCATTTGCGATGAAATACGGAAGCTGGATGAAGCCACACAGCGAAAAATAAAGGTCATCCTCAAACCATTTTCGGAGTTTCATAATTATAAATACGAGAGATTTTGGATGGAAAACAATGCGCGACCCGGATGTAAACTCGCACAAATCGCAGATTGGCGTCTCAATATGCTGTGGTGCGAAAAGACCCATTTTGTAAGAGAGACCATTGAAAACCGATACTTTGACACTGAATATTATGGGTGGTGTGATGTCGGTTATTTTCGTGATACATTGTCGCCAGGGAGCGCTTATCGCGAGAGAATACGCCAACAGTGGCCGAACCCAAATAAAATCAACCGACTTCATAAGGATAAAGTGTATTATGGATGTAACCTAACGCCTAGACAGTTACATATTAGATATACTTATCACACACGGTATTTTAACAATATAGACGCGGTCACAGGGATTCCGAGAGAATCATATCCCCCGCGCGCACATATATTGAGCGGGGGATTTTATATCACTGGGCGCGAAAAGGCGTTATGGTGGTGTTCTCGGTTTCAAGAAGTTCTTGAACTTTATATTGCGAATAATGTGGTGATTCAAGACGACCAGCACATCATCGCGCATTGCGTGTTTACGAATTGTGGAACAATGAATGGAATGAATGGAATGAATGGAATGAATGGAATGAACGGCGGAACGACGCCAGGAACGAACCCCGATTTTTGTATCATAAAAATAAACGAAACAAACGAAGACGCGCTATGGTTTTTATTCCGGGATTTCCTGTTATAAATAAAACAATCGGGCTTAAATACACAAGAATAGATTATGTATTGTTGGTTGATACAATGATAACCACCACTATTATGGGCGGGTTAGGGAACCAGCTCTTCCAAATATTCGCAGTCATCGCGGCAGCCCTTCGCAATCACGACACATTCTTTTTTATGCGGCAAGATGAATTAGATGGTCATCCTGGACATCCGCGTTATACACATTGGACAACATTATTGCGCGGATTACGACAATATCTCACACCCAGTAATCCCGTGACCGAGAAAATGTTTCAGTCGTTGCCGCGATGGGACGAAATCGGGTTTCAGTATACAGCCCTTCCCGCCGAGACCGTGAAATATCTGAAACCACTGCGTCTTCACGGTTATTTTCAAAGCGAGAAGTATTTCGCAGATAAATACACAGAGATATGCGATATGTTACAACTACGGGAACAACAAACCCGGATAAAGAAAATTTATGATAACGAAACGTGGAGCGGCGATTACTCGGATGGAAATCCTGCGAAACAATCGCGCCGCGAATTAGTAAGCGTGCATTTCCGCATTGGGGATTATCTATTACATCCACACATCCATCCGGTGATGGCGGTGGACTATTATTATCGCGCGATTTCGTATATTATTGCCAGCGAGGCGACTTCGGCGGCCTCAACGGCGACCTCAGCACCTTCGGCGGCCTCAACGGCGACCTCAGCACCTTCGGCGGCCTCAACGGCGACCTCAGCACCTTCGGCGTATTCATTCCTCGTTTTCTATGAATCACGCGACAAGGAAATCGTTCTCAAGCACATCGCCGAATTAAAACACCGTTGCGCGACCGACGTCGACGGGCCTGCGTATGGTCGCGATATCCAGTTTCATTTTGTCCGTGATACCATCGCCGATTGGCAGCAGATGCTTTTAATGAGTGTATGCGACCACAATATCATCGCGAATAGCACATTTAGTTGGTGGGGCGCGTATTTCAATGCGAACCCGGGGAAGGTCGTGTGTTACCCGAGTGTTTGGTTTGGTCCAGGCGCGTCCCATGATACGCGCGATTTGTGCCCAGAGTCGTCGTCGTGGGTGAAGATTGATGCGACAGCAGCATAACGCATCCGGAATTGTATAATATATTCGTATATGTATATATTATATTCTTATGGAAGGGCAATTCGCAAATGTTCTGTCAAATGAGTCAATAGACTATCTTCTCTCGCGAGAGGAGGTTGCCGCCGCAAAAGCACGGATTAACGCAAAGACCGCGTCGTCCGCGTCGTCCGCGTCGTCCGCGTCCGAGAAATTTACTGTCCCACTTACACCCGCGATTCGGTCGGAACTGTTTGCGCATATGGGGCTCCAGTTATCACACATCACCACAATTCCAATGCGTTGGGTGAAGGGAGATACACCCGCGCACCAGGACACCGGTATTTCGGGGTTTACACATACACATTTAGTATATTTGACAGATAGTGATGGCGACCTTGCCGTGGATGGCGTGATGTACCCTATCCGCCGCGGATACGGTTACATATTCCCCGAGGGGGTCTCTCACGAAACGGTCGGAACCGACGCTGACTCCGAACCGCGTCTTCTACTCGGTCCAATGAGTGAGACTGGTTTCGCGGTGGGGGAAGCTCCCACCGGTATTGCCTATCCAGGCGGAACCACCGTTTATATAAAACAATCCGCAGTCGGCGAACTACTTTATTATAGTATTGATATGGTATCGTGGATGGAGTTGTTTTTATACACCACCGAATTTATAAATTCCGACCAACTTCTCGGCCTATTGACCATTGAATTCATAACGGATATTACACTGGATGGAACTGTAGCAGAAGGCGCCAATTGTTATTTCATCTGCGGGTCAAGCGGTATCCAATTCGGTTCTAGAACACTGAAACCGGACGGGACTCGCCCAGTTATTACGATACACGGTATAATTGATTATCCAGGCCTCATTCAAAACGGCAATAGTATTGGAAGCGGGAATGGAATTGGTGATATTTACATAATGAATCTGGAAATCCGCGCATCAGGCGGCAGCACACTCGCAGACGGAGGTGGTTGGATAGGACAAGCGTATTTCGGGAAAGGGGCCGCCGCGTCCAATAATATCATCTTGAACTGTCATTCCACCGGAAATACCGGCGTTGGATGCGGCGGAATCATCGGGCAATACGCTGGGCCCGTAAAATGCGTGAGTTGCTCTTCATCCGGGGTTATCGGGCAAGCCGGTGGCGGTATCATCGGCGCGAATTCACCATCTACCGCGGGTGCGTTGAGTTGCGAGTCGTGTTGGTCTACAGGTGTCATTGGAACTTATGGCGGCGGCATCACTGGTCAATCCACCGGCGCGGCGACTATCGCCAATTGTTATTCTACCGGAAATATGAACCAAAATGCGGGAGGTATTTCGGGGCGGTATTCGGGGAGTTCCTCCGGTCACGCCATCAGTGACTGCTATAGCCGAGGCACGATTGGCGACTATGGCGGCGGTATCATCGGAAGCGAATGCGGGATAGTCGCCATCACCAATTGTTATTCAGTTGGCGCCATACCAAATGACGCAGGAGGTATTCTCGGAAATCTACAAGGGAATAATACGGATAAAATAGTGTCAAATTGCTATGTTACGGGGGCTACAACCCACGTTCTATTTGGATATATTATACCTGGATACAGCAATCTTACCGGAAATATTGGTGTGGTGGATGGCATCGTTTATTTGACAAACAATGCGGCAAGTACCGGTTGGACGGATGCCAGCGCGAATACCGCGCTTACCGGCTTTCCTGCCTCCGCGGCTATCGGCGCGAAATGGGTATACGCTGGCGTGAATACACCTTATGAAATCTACGCGATGGGTTATACGCCTTATGCGCGCACCGTGGTCGCGGGAACACCTCCCGCAATGGTGCGTTCTTTTGCGACCAGTGTCGTATCTGGTGACGCGCAAACGGCTGCGCCCGGACTCATTACTGGCGGTAGTCGGGTGTATGCGTTATATCGCGTGGCGGACGGTGTTCCTGCTTCGTATGGAGGTATCGGAGTAAACAATGTCACCGGTATTATAGCGACATCTCGTGCGACAACCCCCGGTGTTTATACACTCACCATTCGTAACAGCGGCAGTTACCACTTCACCATAGTCACACTCACTGTGCTTCCGCGCCACCCTTATTCAATGTTTGGTTTGTATACGGACAACGCGCAAGTCTACTATAAATCACATAGTCTCGCAAGTGGCGGGGTAGGAGGAGTGCGCAATCATAGGAAGAAGGCGAGGAGGACGTAGACGGCCTGGCGGCCTCACGGCGTCGCAATAAACACCCAATCCAGCTCAATACATATCTGTTTCCATATCTGGTCTTGCTCAATCCGCTTCTCTCGGTCTTTCAACATCGGGAAAAACGGCAAGAACTCGCGCCTCCCCAAGAGTTCGCACAGCTTATACACCGTATAATAATAATTCAGGAAATTCACCCGGTCATCGGGGCAGAATTTCGCATAAGGGCCTTGGATTTCCATAAACAGATTACACAATCGGTCCTCCAAGTCAGGCGTCATCACCGGCGGCTTAATCCCCAGCTTATCTTTAATAAATGGAATGTGCTCGTAATATTTATTAAATCCAAGTTTCTTCATTATTTCCTTCGCTTTCTTATCGGTGAATTGGGTAATCTCAATCCGCTCCTTCTTGATTTGCTGTTTGATGCTTTCTAACACGTTATCGGGAATACACGTGGTCTCTTTCGCCTGGAACTGCGCCAGGATTTCGCGGAAATGATTGATGCGCTTATACGCGTAAAAACACGCCTCTTTAGGCGGCTCTTTATAAGAGGGTTTTTCATTGTCAATGAGAAATACTACCTGCTTTGCGCACTGATTACATACCAGAATGCCTTCGCTTTCAACCGGAATCATCTCGCCTTTGTGGCAGAACTGGCAAATATCCGTGGGATAGACATATTTAGAAACATCCATATACGTCTGGTCTATACTCGCCAGATACTTTTCCACATTATTGTGCTGGTTTTTGAATAGTTCCTCCGTTTTCTTCGCTTCCGGCAGGTTAAAGAACGCATTTAGGGATTTCGTCTTCATTGAACCGCCGCTTGTTATGGTTTTCTTGGTCTCAAAATATTCAAAGATATACTCGCTATTGTTGAGGTAATAGTTTTTATAGTCTTGTTGGTGTTTTTTGATGGCAGCATTAATTTCTTTAATACGGTCACGGATTTCAAGGCATTCGTCTATACTCGGCCGCGGAATCGCTTCTTTGCTTCGCAAATCCGCGATTCCACGACCTCGCGCTTCGCCGCTAGAATCCACGTCATCGTTGCTAGAATCCACATCATCACATCCTATCGCACCTCCCCCCCCCGCCAATAGAA